CTATTAATTTTGTATTTGCAATAGCTTCACTATTTTTCATTGCCTGAGAAAAAGCAAAGAAATCACACAGTATTCTGTTTTTTTCGTCTTTAATACTAAGATTTACAATTCTTACTTTTCCTTTAGTGATAAATTCTTTCATAGTTTTGTTTTTTAGTTGTTAAGTGCGTTACAGTCGCACCCCTGTTTTTTTTATTTATATATTAACATAGCTTTTTCTTCGTAAGTAAGATTTGCTGCTGTTCCGTCTGCATTCATAAAAGGAAACTTAAGTGGATTTATAATACCATTATTTTTTTTACCTGCGCACTTTAAACAAGTAACCTTATTTATATCATGTGTTAACCATTGGTCTGTGTGATTTCTAATATTACAAGCTGTGCCTTTTAATCTTCCGTCAACTTTAGATGTAATCATTAAATGTGTTTTGTAGTTACTCATTGTCGTTTTTTTTGATAGTGTAAAGATAAATCAAACTTTTAATATATGCAACACTATTTAAAAATAATTGGTAATTTATAATCATTCTAAATAGTAAAATATACCCGATATGGTATAATTAATCATATATTAATCCTATTTATACCCGATAAGGTATGATTATTTATACAATATGAAGTGTTTATTGATATTTTGGCATAAATGTTACCAAATATAGAACTATAATAATTGCTATTTTATTATACTAAAATCGGATTTTAACCGATTATGTTGAGTATTTTCTGCATTAATGTCGATTTTGTTGTTAATAATCTACATTACTTAGGCTATGCATCTAATATCTTTGGTATCGTTTTCAAAATACATGGTTTATCCTTGCAATTTGACCGTCATTTTTATCATGTATAAAGGCTTCAACTGCTTTTGGTGCGTGTTGGTAGCCGTTACGGTGATGCCAACTATCAGTCCCACTTGGACTGCGTAAACTCTCTACACATACACTGCCATAATCTTTGCTTTTTTTGTGGTGTATATGATGCGTATAAATGTATCTATGTTTGCAATCAGTCCAATCTTTGCTTTCCTGCGCCATAAGTAATGGTAAATCAGAATCCTTTGCACCGTCGCCATGTGTAGTACCTATTAAATTGGAATGATACTTTAAATATTTTCGATGTGAAATACTTGTATTAAAAGTAATATTTTTTGAAGTTCTAAACCATGTTGCTAAACAATCAGCTAAATAGAAACCGCTTGTATAATCGTGATTTGACGGATTATAATGAACCGTTAAATCTGCCACTTGCATTAGTTGCTCAATTACTTTTACATACAATGATTTAGCAGTTAAAAAATTATCATACCACATTCCATCTGTATCTTGTGGCGTTCCGCTTGTGGTTGTTCTTTTTGGTGTATCTGTATGCAGTATATCGTTTCCTATAACTAATAGAATCTTATCTGCACTAAAACCTATTGACTTATTTAAAAGTCCGTTAATTCCGCTTAAAACACGTTTTATTGCTATCTCTGAATTGTATTCTTCGCCAGTTTCATATGACCTTGCAAGTTTGCCTATATGAATGTCGGCAGGGTCAACAACTAATAAATGATTTTCTTTTGTTTTTTCTCTTTTTATAATAGGATATTCAGGAATGTAATTTTCCATATCCTTTATTATTGCATCTTTAATATCGAAATAATCTAATTTCTTTTTTTCGTATTTTACCCACTGACCGCCATACGGATTTGTAGTTAATCTTTTGGCTTCATAATCTGTCTTATCTTGTATTTCATCTTCTTTTACAAAAGCATATTTTTCGCTTATTATTTCACCTTTTGCGTTTAGTGTTTCTGAACGTTTTACCTTTATTGTTTCATAGTTTATTTTTTCAGCATAACGCCTATAAAATCTGCCTACTGTTTCTGTGTTGTCATTTCCGACAATGGTTCCGACAAATGTATAGTATTTCTGTTTACTGCCATACTGTTGTTCATTGTAAGGGTACTTTTCAAATGTTTCGTTATAGGTCATGGTAGTTTAGTTTGATGTTTTCTTTATAACGTCAACCGTTTCACATAACTCAAATTCGTAATGGTCGCTCGCTTCAACTCCACACATTAAAGAGTACATAATAAGATTGTTTGGATGGATAGAAATTGAAATTATAATACGTTCCGATTGTTCCGCATCTGTAACCAAATACACACTATCTTCAATATTGTATTTGGTGTTTATTTTCATTTTATTTTAGGTCTATTACAAGCCATTCTTACGGCTTTAAATATTTCAAGTTCAATAACCGTAATACATGGATTTGAAGTTAATTTATACGCTGATTTCATTCCATTAACAACACATTGTTGTATCTGTATTTCTGATAATTTCACCTCCATTGTGTTAATGGTGCGTATCGGGTCTTTATCTGTTAGCCATTTCATGTCTAACTAAAATATAATTTACTTTCGGATGCTCTACGTCTTACTAATCCGCTTAACTTTTTACCGCCAGCATTTACCCACTTTTGGAACTCCTGCTCAATTGTCTTATCGTTTGGGTTTGCATTTACTTTTTTAAGTAGTGTTGATTTGCCTAAAGCACCTAAACCTAAATTGAAAGCAAAAGAAACTAATGCAGAAAATTGATTTTCGTTTAACTCTAATTTTATTAACTTAGATACACCTTTTGAAAATTCTGCTAATATATCGGATAACAAAGTTTCGGCTTGTTGTTGCGTTATCTTGTCACCTTGTTTAACGGCTGTTCCGTTTTGGTATTTAGTATTCCCATATCCGATAGTCCATACTTTTGCAGGACATAAATAAGCATTTAAAAAACACCCTTCAAAAGATTTTATAAGTTGTATCCCAGCGTTATTTATTTTCATTATTTAAGATTTTAATCAATTTCCTTTAATAGTATCTTTTTTATTTAAGTAAAGTTCCATTCTTTCAATCACACCCTCACTCAATACGGAAACGGCATTTAATCGTGCGTTGTAAATATCGGTAAATTTCTTTAAGTCTACTATAAAAACTCCTTCGCTTATCTTTATCATCTTGTATGTAGTTTATAGTCCACATTTATTTCGTTTTTTTTGATTATAATCTACATGAATTTAATTTCATGTCGAATTATGGCAAAAAGTTTAGTATTGGAATGTATTTTTTTGCTACTTTAAATACTACATTTTGTATAATAAACCAACTCAACATTCCTGCTAAGAATATCCACCACCAATTATTCTTTTTTGTGGTCATTGTATTGTCATTTCCAATTATAGAGCCTTTCTTTGCCGTTACGGAATTATCGGTTTTAATTACTGATTTGCGTGGTGTCGGTTGTACTATTATTGTTTCTCGGTAAACAGTATCTCTAATTTTTACGTACTTAACAGAAACAACCTTATCCACTACCTTAATATAAACAGTATCGTGTACTTCATTTTCAATGTAAATCTCAAAGTCATCGCATGGTATTGTATCGGTTGCTCTACTTTGAATTATTACGGTATCGACTGAATTTACTATTTTATCCTGATAAATAATAGTAGGTGCAACCTTTCGACTGCACCCGATAGCCAAAAACCCAATACTGACTAATATAATTAAGTTTCTCATTTTTAATTACTTTCCGATAACTTGCAAAATAGATTTTACAACGTCAAATACACCGTAAGAAGCTGGTATAATCATTCCGTAGGCAAAGTAAGTAATGCGCTGTTTCCATTCCTGTATTGCCTTTATTTCGACTTCATTTTTTTTCACTCGTGAATGGATGCCAACCTCTTGCTCGTGTTCGTTGCCGAGTAAAATTCTATGTATTTCATCTACTTTATTTTTCAATTCGTGAAATTCTTTCTCCATTTTAGCATCCATTTTTTATCCATTTTTTATCCATATAAGTAATGACTATTATTTTGTTTTCTTTAAAAGTTTAATAGTTGACTTAATCTTATCAATCAGCATTCTAATTAACATTAGTATAAATGTCATTGTAAATCCTAATCCGAAATAAAAGAACTCGGTATCTTTATACGGTTCAAAAAAATCAACTATAAAATTACTTGAAAATGCTGTAAATATCTGCTCTTTATAACGTGCAATAACAGCAAAAACGATTGTACCAAATAGTAAATCATTCCAATTTCCTCTGTCTGAAATCCAATACTTAAAGTCAAATTGTTTGGGTGAATATTTAGCATGTTTTCCGCTTGCTGAATAGTTCGCTAATTTAAAGGTTATAAACCCTAAAAAGCCAGCTATTAAAATTGTTAATGGTGTCATGTTTCTTAATTTAAAATGATTACTGATATTGTTGCTACGATTGCAATAAACGCAAATAGCGAAATCCAAAAAGCTAATTTCCCTTTTGATAATTTTATATTGCTCATTTTCTTAGAATTTTATAAGTGTAAAAAATATGAAATGTTGCCCTTGAAAGATACGGAATTAATAATAAAAATAAGTAATATTTATTGGTAAAATTATAACCAATTATAAAGCCTGAAATAGTAAATGAAATCCAATAACTATAAAACATTATCGTACCGAATAAGTGCCATGCATCTGTTTGTGCCACAAAAAATGTTGAACTTAACCAAAACTTTTCACCTAACATCTTATCTCCGTTTTTCCACTTATTTTGCCAACTTTTCGACTTATGCCAAAATATCGGATTGCCTTTTAATTTACCTTCTTCAGATAAATCCATAATAGCTTTACTTATTCCGCTAAGAATAGCAAACACAATAGATAATATGATTAAGGTTATAGTCATTAAGCGTTAAGTTCTGCAATGTAATTATTGATAGCAGTTTCCCTTTGTAAGTCAACTTCATATCCTGTTTTACTTTGATGACTTTCAACAGTTATCCACTTGGTGAAATTCGGTATTAAGTCGTTATTATCTTTAACTGCTAATGAAATCAACACACTATACTTATCATTTTCAAGTGTTGTTTCTGCGCTTATCTGTGTTTCTATAATTTCGTATCTCATAATTTATTATATTTACATAGTTGAATGTGAAAACTTACGCCATCCTGTTCCGTCGTAAAAACAAAGTTCATGCAATGTTGTATTATATACTATTAACCCCTCCGCTGGAGATACTATGGCGTTAATTTCCGTTGTTGTCATTCGAGGTGGTAAAAAACCCATTGTCGTACTGTTTATCTGTAACTTAGCGCTTGCAACTGGAGATGTCGTACCTATGCCAAC